CCGGTAATGTGACGGCGTCCGGCGCGCTTGTGACAGTTGGCCGGAGTCGTTCGATGTAATCGCACAATGCGTTGACGCGGTCCGCATGTTTTGTGTTCACGTTTTATCACCTATGCGCCGCTTTGCCCCGACGCGCCGGGCGCTTGTGTGTGTCTAGCTAGTTAGTCGCTCATGGCAGTCATTTTCTACTTGTCCGCAAACTTTGCAGACTTGTACAACGAAGCCGGTTTCATCGTGCTTCGCGGCACCCTTGGCGCGAAGCCCCGCAACAACACCGGGTGCGTCCAGGAATCGCATGTCGTCAAGGTCCGCGTCTATCACGGGGCGGCCCATAAATGTTGATGGTAGGGATTGCCCCTTGGCGGTGCTGAACACCACTGCGACGTTCCCACCATTCTCGAGCCATTCGGCCGCTCTGGCGTGATTCTCAGCTGTTTCGGCATAGGAAAACGTAAGGTGATAGTTGGCCGGACGTTTGTTCCGCGTCTTGAATGGTGCTTTCGTATAGTCGTAGAAAATCACGTCCGGATACCGCGCGAACAATTCCGGGAATACCTTTTCCCATACAACATCGGCTGTACCATTCAAGCGCGCGGCCGCTTTCATGCCTTGGCGTTTCGCCTTGGCGCGTAGTGCGCCTACTTCGCCATCTAGGATTGTCCTGAATTTTGGACGTTCGCGCATGAATAACGTCGTACGCCATATCATTGCCTTGGATACCGTGGTCTTTGTCCAATCAAACTCACGCGAGTCTAGCGCGATCTTGCCTTGATTCATCCGGCCGGACCCTATGCCGAGACAAACAATGCTACATCCAGGTGTTGCCCACGGGCAAAGGTTGCCAAGGCCGCCGGAATCGGACGGCGCCAAATACATCACAGCATTCAAAATTGGTTCTGATAAGGCTGCCCCGACGACGTTTGACTTGTCGAGCTTGTAGCTTGTCCCTAATAGGTTAGTCATGCGATGTAGCCTCTTTCTTGATCGCGGCCCGGTTCGACTAGGTGGCGCGATTATTCGCGCGGCTTGTAAGGTAAAAATCCCAAGTCTATTACTGGACCTCGTACTAATTCCGCGACTTCCTGAGAGCCGTCAACGTCAAGACGGTCATGTAGGTCCATGAAATATTTATAGGCCGGGTGATGGTGCGTAAGCGCGTACTTTTGGCAATCAGCCTTTGCCAGTGCGGCCGCGAGAATGGCGTCGTCGCGTTCGTGTATGTTCATGTTTACCTCTTTTGAACAGGACCCAGTCCGACTAGCGTGAGATTATGCTTGAGGATATGCTCCGCCATATCCGGCGTAATTCGTCCATCTGCGGACTGTAGACATTGCGGTATCGTCTATTAATGGGTCGGGGTATCCGCCGTTACAATTCAGGAAGTCGCGCATGCCACCATCCCAATGGCGCTCTATACCGTCCATTAGCGTTCCCGTCGACATCAGCTCGAAAATTTCATCCTCAAAGCACTCCGACAGCCATTCGATCATCGCCGCTCGTAATGTCATGTTTCCCTCCTAGAACGGGGCCCGGTTCGACTAGTGGTCGTATGACCATCGACCACACAACGATAGCACGGCGGGTTTGCACAGTCAATCCCCAATCCGTAGCTGGAGCGCGCCGATATTTTCTAGGATATCGGTTCTGATAGGCGGTCCGCCCTTGCTCGCAATGCTGGCAGTGGTCATGGTGGCAGCTGAGGAGGTCCTCAGTGCGGCATGCTGGATGCGGCGTCGGTATGATGCGGGGTGTCGTTGTTGCGTCTGGTATGGCGTCTAGGGGTAGCAGCACAGTCTAGGCTAGGCTGTCGCGGCGCTGAGGATTCGCGTATATAGGACCGCGCACCCCTGCTGCCCGCGCAGGGGGGGTCCCGGGAGGAGGGACCCGCGGTCTTTGTGGGACTCTGTGGACACGCGCGCAACTACCTCGTAGCGCGGAGGTTGCAATTTTTCTGAACGTAACTGTAGCGAACCGAGTACATCTTTCCGGAGTATCACTACGCTAAGTTGCTTTCAAGAGTGGATGTTGTATTATAGGGTTGACATTGGGAGGTGGTTGATTGAATCTAGGGATGCGGAGTATGCTAATACCATTGATGTAGAAAGGGGCTAGAGAATATGGTAAAGATGGCAGCGATAGACGAACGTGAGGTGAATAGTCAGGTTTCTTTGATTCGGGACAGTATAGATGAGTCCTCAATCATATCGTCTCTGCTCTGTGCCTTTGGGTGGATTGACGATGATGGTACTCCTCATCCGTGCGACAAGCCTGCTCCGTATATATGGGGAGGGCAGGACAAGTTGCACGTAGCGTCATTGTGTAAACAGCATCTGGTCGAGCAGTATGAGCAAAGGAGAGTAATCTAATGGCCCTTCACAAAGCAATGCAGTACGCGAAGATTCTTGCTCCGGCCCGTAGGCCCATTCCGATGCCGGACAAAATTTCAGTGAACAAATTCTCGCATAATCCGGGGCATGTGAAGAAGAAGTACTAGATGGTCTTTCCTTATAGTAATCTAACTCGCTACGACTTTGGATTGGATGTAGCTCGTGGTGAGTTTAGTAAGATAATATCTGTCAATATATTTGGTCGTAATCCTGACGCTGACGCGGCTCTTTCAAGTACCGCTGTCAATCTGGGTCGGAGTCTCTGGGATGGTGGTATCGCAGGGGCGACGAACTGGGTAGCACCGACGACGGCCAGGATACATCAGATTACATCTAGTAGTGCTAACGATGATACGGACGGTGGTGGGACCAACGCGGGGGCAAGGACGATCCGTGTCTTTGGGCTTGATAGTGCTTATGCTCGGCAGCAAGAAGATATCACCCTGAACGGTACAGGGGATGTGCCAACTGCCAGTACCTATACTATGATTTACCGAATGGAGGTTCTCACTGCGGGCTCCACTTCTTGGAACGAGGGGGCAATTACGGCCACAGCCGATACCGATAATACTGTTACGGCAAAAATTACAATCGGTTTCAACCGGACCCTTATGGCAATTTATATGGTTCCGACAGGCGAGAAGGCGTATATGACTGGATACTACGCATCAATCCAGAAACAGGGGTTGGGGTCAACGGCCCGGTTCGCTGACATTTTTTTAATGAGTAAAGAAAATGGAGGAGTGTGGAGAATTTGTAATTCCAGCAACGTATCCCAGGAGGGCACTTCATCGGCGCCGTATTTATTTCAACCACCCAGGGTATTTCAGGCCGGGGAGTTGATTGAGTTACGGGCCAATCCCTCAGCGGATGGACTGGACATATCGGGTGGTTTTGATCTGATATGTGTGGCTGACTGATGGTTACTGCCGAAAAACTCCTCAATCCGAAACTTAAGACTAAGAAGCAACGGCTCAAAGCCATTGCAGTAGCAGAACTTGTTGCGAAGAAGATAGCGTCCGAGGACTTTATCTTCTTTCTGGATTACGTCTATATCCTGGAGCCGCCACAACCTCTGGTGGGTATCGTTGGGGGCAAAACCCCGTTAGAGAAGTGGCCGTATATCATGGAATTGGCGAATGATCTGCTGACAAAACGGCTCATCGAACGGCTCAAGGCTCGGCAGATGGGACTTTCCTGGATCATCAGTGCGTTCTATACGTGGATGCTCCGATTCAAGGATGGGTCCAATATGCTTATGCTCTCTCGTGGGCAGGTTGAATCCCATGCACTGCTGAGAAAGGCCAAATTCATATACCGTAACTTGCCCGAGTCGTGGAAGATTCCTATCGATAAGGATTCCGGGTCTGAGTTCTCCCTGGAAGGGATGAGTTCTAAAATAATCGCCCTACCCTCTACTGAAGATTCAGGGCGTGGCGAGGCTGCGACCTCTATCTTTCAGGATGAAGCCGACTTCCACGAGCATCTGGACGCTAACTATCTGGCGATTAAGCCCACAATCGACGCCGGTGGGCAACTGATAATGGGCTCCACCATTAATAAGAAGAACAATCGGTCCCTGTTCAAGAACATCTACCGAGGTTCGCCTGAAAATGGTTGGAATAAAAAGTTCTGGGGGTGGCAGTTACGGCCTGGTAGAGATCAGGAATGGTACGATAGGGTAGCCAAAGAGGCCCGAGACCTACCAGACGCTCAGGAGCTGGGCGTAGACCTATATATGGAGCAGGAGTACCCCGGTGACGAAACCGAGGCCCTGAAGCCAGCCAACGCACTCGCAGCGTTCGATCTAGAGAACCTGGAACGTATGAAGAGCGATGTTCGTCAACCACGGCAGCGAATCGCCCATATAAATATCTACCAGGAGTTCCAGTGGCGTAAAGCTTATGCAGCAGGTACCGACCCGTCTCACGGGGTGGGGCAGGACTTCGCCGCAACGGTACTCATGGACAAGGATACCGGCTACGTGGTCGCAGATATTTTCGGTCAAGGCATCGCACCGGACGAGTTGGTGGTGGCGTCGTTGGAGCTGATGGATATGTACCGGAATCCCCGGTGGGCCATCGAGGACAACGAGTGGGGAGTCGTGGTACTGAATGCCGCTATCAAGGCGAACTACCCGAATATGTACAGAAGGCGTATCAACCGGACCGGAAAGCGTCAGAAAGGCTGGCATACCGACGTAGGCAGTCGGTCGCAACTGTGGTTCGATCTGATCGACGCGGTTGACGCAGGAAGTGTTACCATCCCCAACCTTGCCGGTCTGAGGCAATTCGAGACAGTCATACGTCACCCGGACAAAGATTACAAACCAGAGGCGATGATCGGAGAGCATGACGACTACCCGATGGCGGTCGGCCTGGCCTTGCAGGCAGCTACCCAGGCGACTCGGCGTACCCAGCCGGACATGGAGGAATCGATGTCCAGAAAATTGAGACTCATGCCCAGACGGGCAGGTTGGCATAAGGGGTTCTAATGCCGGATTTCACCCAGAAACCTAACGACAAATTTATCCAGGACGCCCATGTGTATCTGAACGATACATGGCGGGGAGCACATGCCGATTGGCAAATTCTGGACTCTTTCCTGCATCGCTGGTATGCCGTGTGGGACAAGGATACCGATGCAGCTAATATCGCACGTCCGGATTACCGCCCCAGCAAACCGGCCAATATCGTCAAGCACGCCATCGACAACATGATGGCGTTCAATCCCAAGGTACATCGCAATCCCATTGGGACCTCGGAGACTGCTCCAGAGGATGCGGACAGGGCCGAGGTAGGGTTAGCCGCCATCCTGACAGATTCCGCCGTTAAGGCAACCTCTCATCCCTGGCGGATGGCGGCTGCTCATCTGGTGCACTACTCCTATGCGGTTATCGAAGGTCCTCTACCGAAATTCCCCAGAGGATATACCCACACGGCTGATTCTAACCCACTTGAGATTCGTGCGCCCAACCCCGCCACGATCTTGATGGACCCGATGGATAAGGAGCCACCATTCGCTATCCGTCGCGGTAAGATGCCCGCCATCAAGCTTTTCGAGCTTTCACAGAACAAGGTTCGACAGCGGCGCCGCAACGCTAATCTATTCGACATGAGCCCCCATCAAGACACCCCGTTCGCTATGGTGGAGTTCAACGAGTACTGGACAGAGAAGTGGCACGCCTTCCGAGTACCGGCACAGCCGAATCTCCAATCTCCGTCTGCTTCACAGCTTCTGTGGGTAGAGAAGAACCCGTTAGGATTCCTCCCTTATACTCACGCATTCGCCGGATTCGGTATCGAGCCAAGTAATCTTGACGAGATAAACCCTCGCTACCAGGCACGGGGTATCCTCTGGGACGTACTCGACTCTATCAAGTTGCACGCCCAGGCGCAGAATGCGAAACATCAGGCTCTAATCGATGCGGTATTCGCCGTCTTGCTGACCGAGGGCGATGCAGAGGAGTTGAAAAAGGCACTTGCAGAGGGGTCCGACATTATACAGGTCGAGAATCCCGATACGACAAAGCCCATGCGTACTCAGGAAATCGCCCGTTGGATATTCCAGATCACCGGCGAGTACGCCGAAGATATCGAAGAGGGGACAGTCAACCGTTCTCTGGGTGGCTTCCGAGAAGAGGGGGTCGTTACGGTCGGGCAGCAGGCAATACTCGATACCCGTTCACGAGCCAGGTTTACTCTGCCCCTGCTTCAGTTGGAATACATGGCGTCCATCACTGGCTCTCGAGCGTATCACCTCGTTGATAACATGAACGCCCTTGGTGGATCAATTGGCGCTCGTGGCAAGCATATTCGCAAGAGCTGGTTACACGGCAATTACAATGCAGATGTGAAATTCGAGCCCTCCGATCCGGTGTTGGAGCTTCAGAAACGACAGTTGGGTATAACAGAGGTCCAGGCGGGTATGAAGGACTTCGAGACCTACTGGGAAGAAGACGCGGGCGTTACCGACGTTACAGAGCGTTGGAAGCGCCTGGCAAAGCAACAGGTCCGAACATCTCCGGAGATATGGTCTCTGTTCCTTCAGGAAGCAGCCGAGGAAGAGGGCGTTGGTGATGAATTTGAGGCTGTGCAGCAGGCAGCGGCACAAGCGCAGACTGTCGGAACAGCATCTGCTCCCAATGGCAGCGTGATAGATCCCATAACAAATCCGCAGCCACAGGGAGTGAACGAAGCCGTGCGGCAACTCAGAGAGCCACTCAGTGGGGCAACTACTAAACCCGCTCCGCGACGCGGACCGGTGACAGGAGGCACGTAGAATGGCTGAGAATTTCGCACGGCAGGCAATCGCGGACGTGAAGACGGACCTACGTGCCCTACGCCGAAGGAAAGGTAAGAAAACAACGGTGCCACTTAATCCTGTGGCGGCATTGCTAAAAGAACACGGCTTGAAGAGCGGAAGGTTACGTTAGAATGACCCCTGACGAAAAACGTATTCTGGACGAGTTGAATCGATTACGCAGAGTCGTGGTCGAAGAAGACCTAACGCTTACTGAAAAGGCACAGTTGGCAAAGACACGGGAGCTTTTCCCTGCTCTCGCAGCAGCAGATATCTCTCTTACGTCACTTCGTAGGCCGTTCACCATCCAGGAAGTTCGTTCGTTCATACAGGACACCGTAGATTTGGCGATGCAGAGTCCTGTCCTTCGCTCTAGAGGACTGTTCATTGGAGAGGCGGGAGAACCTCATGCTGCAGTAAGGCGTGAGTTGGTGGTGGGTCTCGTTGGGTCTATGCTGCTCAACGACCAATTTGACCTATCTCCAAGCGCATTCGCTGACGCTACCGGGGTCAACCAGGCCGTGATGGATGTCGTCCTGGACCAAAACGAGCGGGTAAGAGCATTTCCCGGTTCGGCTACCAAAGAGATGCAGCTTAGTGGCGTCATACGCGCACTTGAGCAGACTGGTTTCATAACATTAGAAATGCGACAGGCCATCCTACAGGAAGATGGTTATAACCGATCTCTACTCTCTGAAGCGAGAGAGATTCTGGCACCAATACTGAATAATATGGACGAATTCGTTACCGGAGCCATAAGTGCCAGATCTACCTCAATTCTTGAAGGTGGTATCGACCCCAATACTGGTCAACCATTCGATCTGACTCCGCAGGATTTCGGTTCTAGTGTGGTGTCATATATAGGCGGTCTTTCTACCAAAGACATTGGGGCGGGGAACACACCAATACCTCCGATACTACTGCCTGAAGTGCCCGATATTACAGAAGGTAGGGAGCGGCTGGAAGGGGCGCTGGCTTTCAAGTCGGGCAAGACCGAGTTCGGTACGGACCAGATCAAGAATGCCGTCGAGGCGCAGATAAAGAGCCTCGTGGACCCACAGACGGGGAAACAGGCATTTTCACTCAATCGGGCGAGATACGATTATGGGGACGAGGGGCAGGCCCAGTACGACGCGGTTAGGGCGGCGGCGGATCGGGCTATTGATCTGGTGCAAAGTGCTGCTGCCACCGGACGGACCGGACAAACCCCGGCGGAGTTCGTGGCGTTCCTGGCCGATCAGACGCTTTCTATAGTTAATCTAGCCACGTTCAAGATCAGCGTAGCCAATGTTACAGACGAGCAGGCAGAAGCGAAGATAGAGACGAAGCGTCTGGAGGATGTCAAGAACTTCCAGACCAAGGCGAACCGTACCAGGTTCCTTCAGAACCTCGCCGCTGGGATCGATAACCCAGAAACAGGCAAGGCACTCACACTGGACGATTTCAGTGATGATCAAAGGGCTCTCTTCCATCGTGCTCTCATCAACGGCAATCAAGAGTTGGTGGAGAGTGCCTTTGCCTCAAAGACGTTTCTTTTGGATGCAGTTGGCACCAAAAGCCAACAAGATCTCAGCAAGGAAGAGCAGAATAGGCTCAAAGAACTACAGGGCAGTCTGTCTTCACGACAGAGCGCAGTAAAAAACCTCCTGGATACCCGTGGGGGCGGGGTAAAGTCGGAGGACTTGCCCGACACGTTTGTTAGCTATCTAGGCCATAGGCTAGCGAAGGGTCACCGTATCTCCGACGAAGAATTAGAACTGATAATAGCTGATGGCTTGGCGGAGAAGGCCCGGGCGGACGCGGCGGAGAGGATTGAAGGCTTCCGAGGAGACTCAGCAGCGACACTCACAGCGCTAGAGAATCAGCTTAGGAGCGTGTCGGAAAGACGAATTGGGACAGAGGATCTGACAGAGGAGACCAAGGAGGCATACGCGAATTTCGTAGCCAACGGTGGGCAGATCACTAAAGATATGGCTACCGAGGGAAAACGGATCAAGGATGTACAAGATGCCGAGGAACAGCGCATTGAGGACGTAGAGAAGGCCAATGTTGCTGCCCTGAAGACTTCGGAGTTGGAACGCACCTTACAGGGTCTTGGTATAGGACAGTTGGGTGGTGACGACGCTTTCCAGCAGAATCTACGCCAGAACGTGTTGCCGAAGCTTGCTACTCATCTTGAGACCATACGACGTGGCCTCGGTCCTGGCGAGGAGTTGGACGCAGCGCAGCTAGTAGGGACGATGCTCGGTATACCGGGGTTTCAGGAGGAACCGGTAGGGGGTGTTGGGTTAGATGAACAAATTCCAGGGTTAGGTAAACCAGTCCCAGAGGATGGCGATCAGGATTTTCCGCCCTTGGGCGTATCACCAAGCACAATTCCTAAATCCACGGGCGAATTGGACCAGTTTTATGGTGGCACCCTTTATCCAGAAGATGGAACTGGGTTTCCATTTCCTAAATCCACGGACAAATTGGACCAGTTTTATGGTGGCACCCTTTATCCGCAAGATACAACTGGGGAATTTTTACCAGGGTTTTCATTCCCTGATTTTCAAAAGGACCTAGAAGGAGATTCTGATCCGGGACCTCGTACACTAGGGTCTCTGTTCGACGAGGCGACGAAAGCGGTAATCAAAGGAACTCCGCAACCGATGCCTGGGACCGGAATATTGTCCTCGGATGTTTCGCGGGAAGAGTTCAACCGTCGGTTTAATGAGGCGGACACACCGGGTTTGCCATCGCAGTACCGAATGGTGTTGGCTGAACTGGGGATGCCTCAGTTGCCCACATTGGGAGCTGTGGGGACTACCACGCAGGAAGAGTTGCTAAACATCCAGGAAGATACCGATCTAGATACACTGCGCTTTTCCGAGGAGGCGTCGGAGGGTGATCCATTCTTTCAGAAGTTCATTCTGGAGCAGTTGCAGACCGAGGACTTCGAGACACAGCTCAGAGAGAGTGCTACTGAAGCGGCGGAGATCAAAGAAAAGGCGGCGTTCGCTAAATACGGGGAGGTCTGGGGCCCTGAAGGGCTTATATCCGACCCAACGCCCTATTACAGTGATGAAGACCTAAAAAGGCTGTCCGATACCCAGCTTTCTCGGGTCGAGAAGTCAATGTTGCAACGGACACCAGGAATGCCTCGTGGTACTACCGCGTTCAACATAGCATCGAAACCTGATCCCATAAGCCCGGTGGGGTTTGCGAAGACTCAGAAATCTCGTCTTCGAGAAGAATTTAACTTATTGCCAGCTACAGTACAGCGACGCCAGATAGAGCAAGAGAACCGGTTGGCCGATCTGGAAACTGAACAAGAACGACAGAAGAAACGCGCTCTCAGTCGTGGTGGGCGTACAGTATTCCAGAGGTTACGGTAATGGTGAGACATAACGAAAAACTAAAGGCACAGCAGAATATAGCAGAGGCTCTTGGTGAATTGACTGCCACACCTGGGGAGCGGGACGTATTCGACCGTCCGACGTTACCCTTTCTGGGCACGAAGAGTATTCCGGAGACGTTCCGTGGACTCTCGTCTCTAGAGGAAATTGGGCGAATTGAAACACTGGCGCGTCCGGCGTTCCTGGAGCAGAGAGGTGATGATCCTACTGTGCAGCAGGCTTACAGGGCGGGGAAAGAAGTTACCGCAGCGGGACTTGGTGCTGTTAGCGAACTGACATCCCGTGTGTTTCCCAACTTGCGAGACGAACAGGCTCTTGCCCGGACGCAAGAGTCTCGCAACGTGATCGGTGGCATTGACTTCACCTCGTGGGAGAGCATCAAGGTCGGGATCAAAGAGTTGGACGCGATCCACAATGACCGTAGTGAGATCGTCAAACTGCTGATGGAGTTCGGGGCGCCTGAGATGGTCATCGCCGCCGGTGTGACCGGGGGGATTAAGGTAACCCGTACTGGGGTCAAGGCGCTCCGAACTGGCATCCCTGCGGCCAGAACCTTCGGCAGAGACGTTGTGGAGAACGTGCCCGCGTCGGTACGCAGGATGGTGGACAACGCCGTGACGGAGGAGGCTGGTGGTCTTGGTATCCCGTCATTGCCGAAACGTACCGTGCAGGGGACGTTCAAGAGCACCACGGTGCCATCAAATGCAGCGGCGAAGGCGTTTGGACTTGAACCCATCGAGACCCTGGACCTCAGCCGTACAGAGCAGATCAAGAATGTGGTAAAGGCCGCTTTCAATCAGGTGAAAGACGATCCGGTAGGCACCGCTGTAACCAGGTTCACCAAAAAGAGCCAGCAGAATTTGGAGAGCATTGCCACATCGGTGGCTCACGAGAAGGACGCCATCCTCCATCAGGCGTTCGATATTGACGAAGCGGGCAGGGTGTTGGATGCAAACCTTCAGAACGTCCACCCTGCTAGGCCGAATCCCGGCCGGTCTGATCTCACAGAGGGCTTCGAGACATTCAAGCCCCACATGACGCCAAGGCAGGTCGATGCTATCGAGCAGATCAGGGTGATTGATGAACCTTATGCTGCCGTGTCAGATGATTTAGGAATTGCAAAGACCGTTGTGGAAGAGGGAGGATTCTACTCCCCCCGTGGCCGGGTGGTTGACGGCGAGGAGTTCCTGGGCAACAGCGGGATAGATAAACCGCGTGTGTTCGCCTCTCATGGAGAGGGGATTGAGTGGGCTATGGGGAGGGGGATGTCTTATCCCTCCTATCGTGTGGCGGAAGCGGCGAGGATTACCGACCTGGGCAAACGGTCGATCAACAAACACGCAGGGGACTTCCTGAAGTCAGCAGTAGATCCAGAAAGCGGTCTGCCGGTGGCGAGTACCGCTCGTAGCCGTATGCCAGCGGACATCCGACACGCTTACGACAAGATGGGCGGTAAGGTTAGGTCGCGCCGAGAGAGCATCAAAAAGCAAGAGGTCCGTCTGCATCTGCTGGACAAAGAAGTTACCCGAGGCGGGAAAGGCGTGGCATCTGCCGAGGAAAGAGCCGCCCTAATAGAGGGGCGTCTGACGGAGAAGGGGCCCGCCTATGTTCCTGCCGACTTTAAGAGCGTCAACGAAGATTTGACGAACGCCATCGCGGAGGCGCAGACTTTTGCCGGGTTCGTGAAAGAGGACGCTGCGTTGCTGCGGTCGGGCAAAAGGACGCTGAGTAAGTCTGAGCGTCAGTTGGACAACGCCGTAGATGAGTTGGTAGAGACCGCCAATGAATCGGCACGTTTCCTTCAGGTCTCCCCTTCGACCGGGGCAAAACTCGACGTGGCGGCGATGACTCGGCGGGTCGATGTGCTGTCGAACGAAGTAGTCCGGCTGACCGATGATGCCGTAGTCGCATCGGAGAAGGTAGATTCCCTGCTGGGGAGGGCGGCGATATCCAAGGACATGTCTCTGGCAGCACGCGAAGAAATACGAGCCAGCCGACGCTTGCAGCGCAATATGTACGATCAGAACAGGAGCGTGCAATCGCTGAATCGAGAACTCAGGGCACTGGACCGAGAGGAACGTCGGCTGCGCCGGTCTTTGAAGGGGTCTGAGAAACGGTTGACCACAGCGGAAGTCCGGAACGCCAAGACCCGTGAGGGACTGCTGGCGCTTCAGGAAGAATCCGGCGAACTGACGAAGTCGTACAAGGCGTGGCAGCGCAGGGACCCTCGTGGCCAGAGGGCCATTCCAAATCTAGCAACCGTTAGCGGAAACAGTTTCCCAGACGAACTCGCCAGGGCGATGAACCTAGAGTTGGAGCGAGGGAAAACACCGGTTCCGTTCAATTGGGTTCAGGCGGAGAGTCAACTGTATCGGTCGGTGAGGGCTACCGGTGAGTTCAGCGCGGCGGGCATTCAGCTTCTACTCGGCATGTACAACGACCCGGCGGCTTACGGCAATGCGATCAAAGTCATGTTCCGTGGCTTTGGAACGGAACGCGCACTGGGGCAATTCTTGGTGGACCGCAGCTCGATTGCCAAACAGTCGGGCCGGTTGACCTCCACCGAATGGGCGCGTCTCGGCTTGAGGTTCGGTGCCGGTGACACTGAGTTTCGCCTCGGACAGGGTGTACTAAGAGCGATTGAAAAGGGTCCCCTCGTGGAGCGGCTGAACCGATCCTTCGGGTTTGCTGGCGACGGTATGAGGTTCGCATGGGTCGATGACATTCTGAAAGAGGAATTGAAAAATCGGTCCCTGAAACAAATAAGGGACAGCGGGGATTTGGAACGGATGGTGGATTTCGTAAACAACTCTACCGGCTGGAGTAGGGACAAGTTTGCAGGGTCACTCGGAGACTTCCTGCTGTTCGCCCCCAGATTCTTCCAGTCTCGGCTCAACACGCTGGCAAAGGGCATGGGCGGACTGCGACCCGGTTCTCCCATCGACCAGAGGTTGGCACGTAACAGCTTGGTGAAGATGATTGGATGGGGCACGTTCGCCACGGTGGCGACCAACGAGATGCTGGGGAACGAGACAGATTTCCACCCGTTCCTGGACGATAACTTTGAGCCCTCCTTCGAGCCGTCGTCGAGGAAGAATCCCAACTTCATGCGGATACGAGCAGCGGGGCGTGACTGGTCTGTGTTCGGCACATGGGACTCCATCTTGGGCATGTTGATCTCGGTTGCATCCGGTAATCCACAAGATGCGCTGCGAGGTCTGGCCTCTGGTCCGATCCAGCTTGCATGGGACCAGATAGCGGGGGAGAACTTCCAGGGCGAGGATGTTCCCGGTTTAGACGACCCTGTTGAATTCGCGCAGTGGTTCGTAAAGTCCCATCTACCGTTTGCTACCGAGGAAGGCGTGGCGGTAGTGGGACAGATTACTGAGGGCGTTGGCCTGAATACGGATCGGGTACTGCCCGCGTTACTTAGCGATCAGGCACCGCAGGTTCCCGCCGAGCCCGATACGCCATCTGCGGATGTGGGTGGGCAGGCCGTGTTTGAGCCGGATGCGGAGCAGTTGATCCGTGGTACGGGTTCGCTATTCACGGGGGCTTTTGGTGTCAAGGGCACACCGATAACGCCAACGGAGGAGAGGAACGCTGTCTCAGAGCAGATATTGGAAGAACGGGGTCTCTCAGGGAAGTTGTACGAGCAAGACCCCTCTGTGGTCAAGGACATCCGGCAGGATCCTAGGTACAAGAATGCCAATGAGGCCGTGTTCGATAGTCGCCGGGGCCGCGGCAGTGAGTTGCAGGCGTACTACGACGATGTGGCAGCGCGAGATGAGGAATTCAACAAGGACATCAACCTCCTATCTGGTCAGTTTGGACGTTCCCTGGAAGGTACTATAGGCCGTCTTAAGCCAGAAGACCCGATCTTCGGCAAGCAGGTGAGAGAGAGAATAGGAGACCTGCAACGCGAGAAGGCCCAAGACCTGTCGAATCTGCGAGAAGAGGACAAGAATGTAGAGGCGCTTACCTTCCTGGACGAGCTTGACCCGCCCACCAGCCAGGAGGGGAAGGCCCAGCAGGCATACATCGACGCCATCTTCGATGACACCTTGGAAGATTCGGTTACAGGGTTTTACGACTTCGCGGAGCGAGACCGGCGTATCGAAGCGTTAGAGGCTGAATGGGGTGTGAGTACGATAGCCACCGTGCAGAGCAATTTACGCGGGATCGAACCCGAACTCATTCGGCAGTTGCGAGAGGCACGGGAAACGATCAATGCCTCTGGCTACTTCGATCTGACGAACAGGATGATCGACGGACTAGGTCTGCGTGATCTGTACAATCAGTATCTTGCTGAGCCGCCCAGTCAGAGACGATTCTTCCTGGCGACAGACCGTATGGCCCCATTGAAGAAAGCGATGGATGCCCTTGACTCACCAAGAGGGTGGGGGCCAGGCGGTAAGTTCTCGTTACGTCAGGCGTTCTTGCTAGATGCGAACCCTGAAGTGGATCGCTTGCTACTGAAGTGGGGGTATCGTCCCAACCCAACGCACCCCGATGTTCAGAAAGAAGTGCAGAACAAGGCAGTAGGCCGCGAACTACAGCGTCAAGGATCAACACCGTAATGGGGTCACTGCGCTGCCCGCGTCCGCAGTGCCGCAAGAAAATGGGCGATGATCTTGAAGGCACGTACAAAAACAGATGCCCCCGGTGCGGCTGGTTCGTCACCATTGTTATGAGAGACGGAGAGACCATTCAGGCAGAAGCCCTCGCACCCGTACTGATTGACAAGGCTTTGGGCACTGTGATATACAGATAGGTGCGGAGTGGAAAAGCAGTATCTTACCTGGCTCATATCCAGAGGAGTAGGTGCAAATCCCACTTTAGGCTTCTGACAACTAAATAGAAGTCGATGAGCGCAGAGTCGCCTTGTAATAGGGCGACTCTTTTTCTTTGCCCGAAGTTATGGCACACCCCTCATTGAGGGACACCCCATAGGAGGTTGATGATGACTACCGAACGGGACCAGGCACAATCAGTGACACCCCTGCCATTGGTAAATCCGGGAGTACCGGACTCCTCGGATACGTCAGCGCAGGCACCCGCTGAAGCGTCGAGTTTTGAGGACCAGATTGCTGCTCTGAAGGCAGAGAACGAGAAACTTCAGGGGCAGAGGAAGTCTCAAGACCAACGGTTCTCGAAGGTACAGTCGGAAGCAACCTCAATGCGACAGATTAAAGATGACCTCGATGACCTCCGAGTAGAGATTGAAAGTGTACCGGCACTTCTGGTCAAGGGGTTTGAAACTGCCGCGTCGGGCAATACTGAAGATATGGCTGGAGCACTGGCGTCTACGAAGACAGAGCTTCGGTCAGAAAGGGAATCGCAGTTGCAGCAGTCTCGGTATAAAGGGCTCTCCCGGCGTATGGAGGCGTTTATGGACAACGAGGAGGCTGTAACGGCGTGGCAGGCTGAGGTAGCACGGCAGAATTCATCGTCGGGTCCGCAGTCCCTTGATGGGTTCCGAGATATCTTGGAGGCCGCAAGGGAGGCGAAGTTCAATTCTGATCTGGCGGCGAAGGATGACGAGCTGAAGACAGCCCGTGAGAAGTTTGAGGAAGAGTACGAGGTGAACGACGTAAACACGGGACCGTCGGCATCAACTGCCGGAACGCGGAGTTTCGATCAACTAACTGACGTGAACACCAGAAAATTGGTCTCGGTGGCGGACATAGATGCCCATAAGAAAGAACTCATTGAGCAGATCAAGAAGGGCAAACCACCGGGCGCATAGTTTGGAGGCATAACAATGGCGAATATGACCGCAACCACAATGGATAAGTGGCTGCAAGAGCAGTGGTCAGCACTGGCGACGATCACGTATCGTTCTAACGTGGTGCTGCCGAATCTGATGGATAGAAGATGGGAACCAGAGATAGGAGTCCATCAGGGTGATACGGTCAATATCCCCAAGTTCTCGCAGAACACGGGGGCTTCAAAGCGTAGCACCTTTGGTACGGCGGCTTCTCTGACTCTTACTGCAACCACAGAAGGTCAGGTACAGTTGGTCGTTAACCAGATGGCCTACTTTGGCTATGCGATGCCGGTTGAAATGGAGACCCAGACCTTCACCGAGTACATGCAGCATCTTGACGAAGGTATCGGTCAGGCCGTCGCACTGAAGATAGACAACGAGCTTGCCAGTGACAATACGAACGGTCTTGATGCGTTCACCGCTATCGGTACGGACAACGTAGATATTACCGAGGACACCCTCTTTACCGCTGAGACGAATCTGGGAGACCAGAACGCTCCGTTGGCAGATCGTTACCTCGTCGTCAGTCCTGCATCCAGGGCGTCGTTGCTAAAGATCGAGTCTCTGCGGAACAGTCTCTATGGTGCGACCATCGGGAACCTCGACTCTTCCAAGGGCCGTGGTTTCCTGGGTAGGGCGTTCACCTACGAGATATACGAGAGCAACAACCTAGAATCCGGCACTAGCGGTAAAAAGAATGCGCTGTTCCATACGGAGGCTATCGCCTTTGCGGAGCAGAAGTCTCTCACCGTGGTAAACGACCTCAACATCGAGGACGGCCTTATCAACCAGGTGGTTGGCTACAACATCTACGGGTTCATCATGGTCAAGAGCGCCTTCGGTCGTGAGATCGCGGGAAAGTAGATGAAAGACGGAATCGTAGATCGCAGTCTGGAGCAAGGTGGGTATTGGGAACATATCCCGTACACCGTGCCGGACAGCGTGACAGAAGACCGTATCGAGTTCACGGCTCCAAAGTATCGCAACAAAGGTGGCGAGACCCTGGAATCACTCGGGTTTGTTATTCACGAGGTGCAAGGCCCGTATCGGTGTATAAAGCCGGTATTGGGCGTTGCGGATCAGGGTTGTCGCAAATGGGCCCCACACGAACCAGATCGTCACCGTTACCACATTGGGTATTGGGTAAGCCGTAGACCGGTAGAGCACATGATGGATGTGCCAGATGCCGCCGTGGCGGCTTTGGAAGAGACCGGTATGCGGCTGACGGAGTAGGAGTTATAAATGGCACCTAGAATTGGATATCCCACAGATGGTCTCGTAGACAAACTGGGGTACAAGAGAGAATCAGACCTACACATCTCGAACTCGTTCGATCACGATGATTGGACCGATGGGTTCTTTGGTGATGGCCTTGACGCAAGGTATCCTGGCGAAAAAATCACTGGAAGTGGGAGTGCGGCTGTCACTCTCACAGAACATAGCGCCAATGGATTCTTACAACTCGTATCCGGCACCACTGAGAACGGCTATGCCGGGCAGGGTGTTGGGATGAATTGGACCGGGGACCGTGGCGTGCTCATGCAGGCTATCATCACCACTCCCGGAACCATCACAGAGTGGAAGTGGGAGTGCGGCGTCACTGACAACGACCAAGATGCCGGGGCTGTGAACGTGAAGGCGACGCCAAGTGCCACCGCTGCCGATTACGGTGTCTTTGTCTTTGATACTGACGATGACACCAGTATCGCGTTTCATTCGGCCAAGGCGGGGACGATCACTGCTACGGAAGGTATCACGACATGTGTAGCCTCTACGACGTATAGGCTTGCTGTCAGGGTTCAAGGCGACAACCTTGTCGCTTACATCAACGGAGAGGTCGTAGCGGAACACGGGAACGGTATCGAGGGCGGCAGCGGTATCACGCCGTGGGCTTTCAGTCAGACCAGGAACACTACATCAAAGATATTGAAGTTGAACCGCTGGGGCATGAACCAGCCTGCATACTAAAACGGAGCTACACTGACGAATAATAGCTAATCGCTAGCTCCCCAAACGAACGATTGATCTAGGAGCGAAACAATGGCAGGTTCAGCATATCCCGTAGGGGCCACTCGTAACCAGGGTGAGACCCTTGCTCTATCAACGACAGTTGCCAGTCTGGGCATCCCTCCTGACTACCATCAGGCGATTGTCTACAATCCCGCGACGGACTTCCGACTCCATATCAACACACGCATCCTTGATGCCGTGTTCTTTGATGAATCCGCTGCGACTGGATCGGAGTACGTCAACACGTCGAGTAGCGTGAACCTCATAACGGACCTCACCGATAGGTCCACGGGAACCGGAACCGGCACCACGTTAGATTCCTCTACCACCTCGGACTTCCTGTATATCTGCTTGTACGAGCCGATCGCAGGTATACGCATTGTGATCGGTTCTGCCAACTCCACTGCTAATACCACTCTAGCGGGATCGTACCGCAAGAACGATGACACATGGGCCAACCTGAGCGTTACGGACGGTACTGCTTCTGGTGGTGTTGGCCTGGCGCAGACAGGAGCGGTTACCTGGTCGGCTAAGACCGATTGGAAGTCAGCGCAGTTAGTGGGTCCGCATGGCATCGCAGATGAGAAGAATTCAACCAGCGGCATTGGCGGAACGGTGGGATTCTGGATGCGTCTGTCCTGGGACGAGGCTCTGGATTCCGACACTGAGATCACAGAGATATGGACCCTCAACAACGACACCAACCGGGGTTACTACCGTGCCGGCCAGGAATATGGCTTCAGCTTTGACCGCAGCAGGGTGGGCGCGATTGAGGCCATCCTGGCAAGTGGCACCGACACTATGCAGATCACCTGGGTAAGGACGGTACATTAGATGGTTTCAGGACACAGCGTACAACCATATGGGGGCGGGACAGTCGCCGCGAGTGCGTTGTCGGGGTCGTCCCTGGCGTCGGGCGTCGTAACTACCTCTGTGACGACTGTTGGAGTCCTAAACGCTGGCTCGATCAACACCGGATTCGGCAATATC